ACGTGACCCGGCTGGCTTTCGCCGGTTCCAACGTCGCGGCCGTCAATGCGGCCCGCAAGAAGATCTGGCAAGTAATCAAAAAAGAGGCACTAAAGAAAGGATAGATCCTATGGCCGTCAAAGTGAAGTGCAAGGGCACCGTCTTCGCGCAAGACCTTGCTGGCGTCGCGTACGTGACGATGGCGCAGGTGATCGACATTGATTTGCCTGACATGGAAATGGAGACGTTCGAGAGCGACACGCTCAATAATGCAAACGCCGGTATTGAGCATTCGCCAACTGGGCGAACCGAAGGCGGGTCGTTTTCCGCCAACGTGTTCTACGATCCGGCTGATGCGAGCCATACCGAATGGTTGGGCTATCTGTCGACCACCGGTCTACTATCGGCCATGATCGTGAAGTGTCAAGTCACGTTTGCCGACACCGGCACGTCTACGTGGACGTTTACCTGCGCAGGCATTAGCGCCGGTGGGACCGTTGCGTTGAACGACGGACTGAAAATGTCCATTTCCGGCAAACTCGACGGAATTCCCGTCTTCGCATAAGGAGTTAGAAGATGGCTTATACGCACAAGATCACATTGGGCTGGGCTGATGCCGGGCTTTCGCAAAGCAAGACCAAGAGTTACGTCGGCGACAACGGACCCCGCTTGGATGTCAGCATTCCCGATAGCAGTACGGACCTGCTGACCCCGTGGTCGTTGGAGCGAGGCAACGGCATTGTGATGATCTTTATTCTGTCCGATCAGGCGATGACGTTGAAGACGAACAGCGATAGTGTGCCAGATGACACAATCGTGCTGGTTGCCGATGTGCCGTACATCTGGACCACGGACAGCTACGACACGGTGCAGATTACGGCGGACGTGACTGCGCTGTACATGACCAATGCCAGTGGTTCGGCCGCCTCATTGAGGATCGAATCCCTGGTCGATGTCTTTGCATAACGAGGTGAATTGTGAAGTGCAAGTTATGTATGGATCTGAAGGCCGTGCATCCCGAAGATTGGCCGCCGGACGGCATCATTCCGGCGGGAACGATATTGGAGGCGCCGCAAATCTATAAGTTCGTGATCCATGGCTGCGCCGACCCGGCGGACGAGGAGTGCCGGGTAGCCGCTGGCATGAGCGACCCGGAGATTGTCCTGGCCAAGATGCACCAGCGCCGCAAGGCGGCCGGCATTCACCCCGACGATTTCGAGGCGTTCGATACGGGGGTCATGGTCGGCTACAACCCGGACGGCACGTGGAAACCGGGCCCCAACTTTGAGGACGCTGCGTGGGAGCAGCGCAAGGAAGATTCCCCCATCATTATCATTGAGGACGAGTAGACATGAGCGAAACAAACGGGCTCGCCAGTGCGGACCAGCTACGCGAGATCGGCGCGACACAGGTGCGCCGGTATAAGACGTTGGAGCCAATGCCGGTGTGCGGTTTGGCGGTGCGGATTCAATCGCTGACTGAATTCGAGACGCAGCAGTATCAAGGCGAGGTGTGGAGTTCGCGCGGGACGGGAATAAAGAAGTCACGAATGGAAGACGCCAGCCGGCGGCTGTTCGTCCGATGCCTGGTCGACCAGGCGGGCAATCGGCTATTCGGGCCGCGGGATATTTGCGTGTTCGACGAGTACGACGGCGCGGACACCGCCTTTTTGTATGAGGCTTGTTCGGCGCATTGCGGCTTGAACCGTGACGACATCGAGGACCTGGCAAAAAACTCAAGCGCGACCATCGTCGACGACTCGCATTCCAGTTCGCCGAGCGAATAGTCGGGACGCTGGACGTAGATGCAATGCTCGACGAACTATCGCCCGAGCAGTTCGACGAGTGGATCGCCTATCGTTCGATTGAACCCGATCCATGGGAGCGACTGATCGCGATCGTCAAGAACGGATTCTCGGCGCTGTGCCACGTTTGGGATATGAAGATGGAGCCCGACGCTTTCGATCCGATGGCAGAACAGAAATCCGAGAACATAGCCCCCGAGGAAGCTGCCCGGCAGGTGCGTCAGGCATACGACCCAGGACAACGGAGCGCGTAACGTGGCCACGGCAATCGGCGATCTTGTGATTCGGCTGGGTGCGCAGACGTCGCAGTTCGATAAGCGGATGCGCTCGGCCCGGGGACAAGTCCGTACGATGGGACCCGCTACGGCTAGGATGGGTACCATGATGGCCGGTGGCTTTGCCACGGCGACGGCTGGCGTTCATGCGCTGACGGCTTCGCTAATGACGTTAATGGGGCCATTGGTGGGTGTCTATGGCGCGATGAAGTTGCTTGGCGGCGGCGAGATGTTCGGCCGCAAGATGCGCCAATCACTGGCGATCATGGGCGATGTCTCGGAGGTCATGCGTACGGATATGCGAAAGGCCGCTATCGAGGTTGCAAAGGTCACGAAATTCAGCGCTGCCGAGACCGCGGAGGCGTATTACTTTCTGACCTCGGCCGGGCTCGATGCCAAGCAGTCAATCGTTGCGCTGCCGGCGGTAGCGACTTTTGCGCAGGCCGGCATGTTTGATCTCAGCCGGGCTACACAATTACTGACCGATTCTTTGGCTGCCCTGGGCATGAAGTCCAAGGACCCACAGGAGAACCTGGCAAACATGGTGCGGCTTTCGGACATGCTCGTAAAGGCCAATACGCTGGCCGATGCGAGCACCGAACAGTTTGCTGAAGCGTTGTCGGGTCCCATAGCCGGGTACATGCGCGCCTATAACATTTCCCTGGAAGAGGGCGTCGGGCTGCTGGCGTTATTGGCTGAGCGTGGCCAGAAAGGGGCCGAAGCGAGTGACGCGGCGATGGTGCTCTTTCGGGATATCCCGCGTGCCGTGTCAATGAACAGTGCCGCATTCAAGAAGTACGGCATCACCATCGACGATGGAACGGACAACATGCTCAGCATGGTGGATGTGGTAAAGAACTTGACGGACAGCCTGGGGTCGATGGGTAGTATGACTCTGTCAGCCGCCATGCAAGAGATGGGCCTGACCCGTAGCGTCCGCAACGTGATCTTGAAACTCTTCGAGGGCAGTGGAGAGTTGCGCAATTTCCAAGAGGAACTAAGGAACGCAGGGGGCATGGCGCAGGAAGTTGCTGACAATCAACTTACTGCATTCCAAAAGGGATGGGCCAAACTCGGAGGAACACTTACGAACGTGGGTAACAAACTAATGGAGTTGTTGGGTCCCAAGTTGGAAAGGGCAATGGAAGGAGCTAGCCGTTTCATCCAAATCACCAGCAAGTGGTTCGGCGAAGCCTTCGACTTCGTTGTGGGGGCCACCAAGCCGCTTGCAGATTCTTTCACCACCGCATTCGGGGTTATTGCTGACAACCTCGACGTGATGCTGGCCAGTTGGCAGGGGTTCTGGGGAGGCATACTCACTAGCACTCAACAAACCACGCTCGCGTTTATGGCTCTATGGGAGGAAGCGGCGCTATACTTCGCAGCATTATGGGAGAAGAAGAAGGCTGAACATCCGGCGCGGATGCAGAATGTACGAGAACAAGGCAAAGCGTTGCGGGAGGCACCATGGTGGGAGATGACCAAAACATTCTTTACCGACCGAAAGCGATACCAGGAACTCGCTGAGGCACAAAATGCGGACATGAGAGCGAGGCAAGCCAAGGGTGCTGTGAGAGTAGAGGCCGCTGGGGCAAAGGCAGACGACAAGATCACAAAGCTGAGAGAAGCGAGTGCAAAGCGGATGGCCGCAATCGGTGCCAAGAGCTTGGAGATCAGTGAAAAATGGGCAAGAGAAAAGGGTCCGCTTTCTAGGGTATCAGATCAATTCCGAAGTATTGGCAAACCTGGGTCGGTCGGGGTGCCAGCCTTTTCGCCGTTACCTACGGCTGGTGCTGGCGGCGTAGGCGGCGTAGGCGGTGGCGGCGGCGGTTCCCCTGGCGCATTCACAAAGGGCAGCACGCAGGCTTGGTCCAGCATCATGGCCGCGATGAACCAACGCAAGAAGCCCATGCAGGACGTGGTGAAGAATACCAAGAAGACAGCAGAAGGCAT